GCACAAAAGAGCAAAAACAAAAAGATTGTGATGACCAATTCGATATGATGCAAAAACACTTTAATGGCCATGAATACCGAGAGCCGACGATCAATGAGTGTAAACTTATTCTTACTAATAATGGGTATAGGGTTAACAAGGTAAATAAAAACAAAGCAAAAAGAAAGCGTAAAAATAAGCGGTAAGCAATTCTTACTAACACTGCAAATAAGCCGCAAATAGACTTTTGATGCCAGAAACACAGGCGCCGCAAAGCCACTAAAAATGGCGATGCAGCTAAGATAGATCTGTGTTTCATGCGGAAAGGCGGAATCAACAGGAATTTGCTATAATGAAAACGATAATTACCAATACAGAGGCGCTTAGAATGGCAATTGAAACAGAAAACTTTAACCCTACTAGCGACATTAAATTGCTTTGTACTTGTGGTCACCCTAAATGCGATAAACGAAGCATAAAACAGGTCTATCTAAACAAAGTGCAGCTTATACGTGATGATTACGGAAATCCCATGCAAATATTATCAGGCGGTCGCTGCCCGTTTCACCCTAACGAGGCTAAAAAGTCAACTATCGGAGACCATGAAAAGTGCACTACTGTCGATGTTAGATACAAAACAACATCAGAGCGCAATAAATTAATGGTGCTAGCTGGTAGGCATGGCGCAACAAGGGTTGCAGAGGGCGCTGTGAATGGCGTGTCATTTGTACACATGGCATGGACACCGATTAACGATAGGAGCGTACCTACATGGCAGTATTAGACTTAAAATTTAGGCGGCTAACTGACAGGCTAGGCTTAAGCGTTGAAGATATAGAAGATATATTTCACAGATATGGAGACATCAGAACTATCAAAAGCTGGCGTAAAGGATCGGCACTAGCACCCAAAAAAGTAATGGACAAACTTAAAGCAGCAGTTCAAATGATGGAGGCAGAGCAATGAGCTTTTTAGATTTTATAAACCCGTTTAACAAAGTTGCAGATATTGTAGATAAGGCTGTTGAAGATAAAGACTTAGCTAACGAGCTTAGAGCGAAAATAGTTGGGCTTGGTGAAACAACATGGCTTGCCGAATTGAACACAAAAACGGTTCCATGGGTCGATGCGCTTCATAAAATGGGCAGGCAGATTTCAACATACCTAAGCTATGGATTGTGCGGATATATGATTCACACTGGCATAACTGACCCAATAGCGCTTGGCGCTTGTTTTGCACCGGGCGGCGTCTATAATTATGTTAAAGGCAAGGGAAAATAAACAGGAGGTGGTTGCCTTGTGCATATCAGCAATCCGTTGCGAAACGTTTAGCGGCTCAGTCGTGAGACTAATTTTCCCTTGTTTATAGCGTAAAGAAGTTATAGACCCTCTGATACAGGTGATGGAAGCTTTGCCGAAAGCCGTTTAGAATTTTGCGCGGCTTTTGGCAATCCCTAACTTAATGGAAAGTAAAGATAAACTGGTGTAAACTGTATGAAAATAGCGAGGTTAATTATATGGAGCATCAAGTGACAGTCGATAGAGAGAAGCTTGCAAGTCTTGAATCAGATATGAAGCACACGCAAAGCGCTGTTCATGAAATGAAGACAGACTTACGTGAGGTGCGCGATTCTGGCAAAAAGGTTGAGATAGCGATAATTGAACTCGCAGAAATAGCAAGAACCAATCAGAGAATATTCCCACGGCTAGAGAAGCTAGAGGAAAAGGTTGATAAAAACAACACGCTGCTTGCTAAATATGCCGGAGCAATCGCAGTTATTGCAGTTGTCGGAACATACGCATTAAGAAACGTGGCTGAAAAGTTGATCGGCTAACGGTAAGAATAATTCGATGCGTGCACCTTCATGCGCACTGCTAGTGTAACGATTACGGTACATTCCGCCGTGACTCGATTGCTTAACATTGCAATCATCGAACACTAGATAACAGTAAATGAAGGTAGCCATGGCGCTTTCCGGCAACGGTTTTGGCCATTCATGGGCTTGATAGCTTGGCGACTAATCACAGATAAGCCTCATTTATATGAGGCTTTTTTGTTTCTGAAATAAAGAGGTCTGACCAGTTGGATTAATTGCAGCATTAACTTGATTATTTTCAGTGCCTCTATTATATTGGCTTTAATACTTACGTAACAAAGGTGTCACAATGAACGTATCAATAAACGGCAATGAGCTAACAATAGGCAATCATTCTGCAATGCTGTCATATCGCAGAATGCTTTTATTTAAAGCAATGAGCAAGGTATCGCCAAAAGTGGTTCCTGCGGCTGAGTTAATGGAACTTGTTGTAATTGAAAACAAGGGTGCGCTTGCTCGCATAATCACACGACTTCGTGAGGACATTTCAGAGTTCAAGCAAATAGAAGTAATAAACCACCGTGGGTGCGGGTATCAAATCAAAATAAGCAAAGGTGAATAGCATGGTTGATAAAATAAATTGGGCTGAGATTACAATTGACCTAGATAGCATTAACTGGGAAGAGTCGCTAACAGAGCGTCCGTTGGGTGGGTTATGATTAAAATAGGCGACAAGTTAAAGATAATCACAGATGCAACAGACTTTGAACTAGGTCAAGAGGTGACTGCAAACGGAATCCATCATTGCGGGTATTTTGTCAGTGATGGGCGAGTAGGTAAGTTAGTTGGATTTGATGATGTGGGGCAAATGTAACGAATCAAATTAAATGCCTTGTTATACGGCAAGGCTACAAATGGAGAAGTAACTTATGAATAAGCAACTGGCAAAAATAACCAAAGTAAATTTCAATATAAAAGAACGTGGCATTTTAATGTTTCATGTGATGGTTGATTATGAAGAATGCGGGTCTCAAGGTGTTGGCGGTTTGTGCCTTGACGAATACGACAAAGAGAAAAAAGAGCGCGTAGGCACTGCTTACGGTTGCGAGATGATTAGGCAGTTAATGATCACACTAGACGTGGACAACTTTGAAGAAGCAAAGGGGAATGTTATTTGGGTGCTTGGTGAAGGGAAGGGGTTTTCATTTAAACCACTTGGCTTGCAAAGCTTGAATGTTCACGGAAAGCAAAAGACAATGATATTCAAAGATATTTATGATGCCTTTGCGGAAAAGGAAGCCGTATAACCACCACATTAAGCTGACTAAAACGGGTGGCTGAGTGAAACGAACTGTTTTAGTTCTGCTTTAATTGACTTGTTAGGCTAGCTGCTAGATAACAAATTGGAGATAAAATGAAATATATGGGAAGCAAAAACAGAATAGCAAAACACATTTTGCCGATTATTCTGAAAGATAGAAAAGAAGGGCAATGCTACGTTGAAACAATGGTAGGTGGTGCAAACTTAATTGACAAGGTTACCGGTTGGAGAATTGGCTGCGACTTTAACGAGCCGTTAATTGCATGTTTAGATGGTATGTCTAAAGGTTGGCTACCACAAGAAGATGTAAGCGAAGAGTTTTTCAACAAGGTCAAGTCTGATAATTCAATTGTTGACCTGCCGACACTTGGCTACATTGGCACTCAGCTGACGTTTGGTGCTATGTGGTTCTCTGGTTACAGAAAGGACAAGCAAGGAATAAGAAGCTATAGCGACGAAGCATTTAGGCACGTTAAAAAGCAAGCGCCAAAAGTTAAAGGGGTTGAGTTTATTTATTCAAGTTATATTGACTTAGATTTACCTAAAGACTCTATTGTTTATTGTGATCCACCGTATAAAGGCACCGCAAAATACAAGCAAAACGAAGCTGAGTTTGACCACGATTTATTTTTTGAGTGGTGTCGTGATAAAGTTAAAGAAGGCCATCGGGTATTTATTAGTGAATACAATGCACCGGCAGACTTTGTTTGTGTTTGGCAGAAAGAGATACAATCAGGACTAAATACAAACAGCACAAAGAAAGGTATTGAAAAGTTATTTGTGCATAAATCACAAATTGAACAGTCAGCCTAACACTGTAATTAAGCCGCAACTAGACTTTTGATGCCAGAAACACAGACGCCACAAAGCCACTAAGCAAGGCGATGCAGCTAAGATAAATCTGCGTTTCATGCTGAAAGGCGGAATCAAATTAACTATATGGAGTAAATGATGAGATATGAGGTTATTACAGGAACAAAGCTAACCACTTTTAATGAGAAGATTAACGCTAGACTTAATGATGGTTGGATTCTACAGGGCGGCGTTACTGCAAGTGGGGAGTTAAACTTTATGCTTTACGCGCAGGCCATGATAAAAGAAAGTATGATTCAATCAGATTAGCAAACTAAAAGGAAATAAGTATGGGTGAGATATTATTAGCAACAACGCTGTTAGCACTAGCAAGCATTTTGATTTACGGTTATAGCAAACTACAATAAGCACCTAATTGGTGCTTTTCTGCTATTGGTGATAAAATAAAAGGACGGGCAGAGCCTAAAATAACAAGGGGGATTAATGATAGAAATGAATAAAGAGCAGAAATCTCTTTTTGATGCACTTACAACTTTACAGCAAGAGATAGCGCTTAACTCACTATCTGGCATGAATGATATTGATAGCTACAAGAATTCAAATGGTAAGGCCAAGACCGTTACAGCAATGGAGGCGGCTGTAAGTAAATTGTTAAGTAATGTTAAGGTTGTGGCTTTCATCGATGCAATGAAAGCTATTGCTGTAAATGACGCTGTTATGAGCCGTAAAGAGATGCTCGAGCGACTTTCTAACATGGCGCGCGTATCTATGGTTGATTTGGTAGAATTCGACACGCAGACGGTTGACGGTGGTGAAGATGGTCCAATTGTTCAATCCCAATGGAAGATAAAAGATTCTGCAATGCAATCAAAAGAGGCTATGGCTACAATCTCAGAGGTTAGCACTGGTAAGGAAGGGCTTAAGATAAAGCAACACTCACCACTTCAGGCCATGAAAATGATTTCCGATATGGAAGGCTACAGCGCCCCAATCAAAACAGAGCAATCAGGTGTTGTTGCAACTGTTGAACTATCAAAAGAAGAGTACGCGAAAGCAAGGGCTAAAATGCTTGCTGATGATGACTGCTAATGGACGTCACAACCTCCGCTAGAAAATTAGAGTGTGAAATTGATTTTGAATACTTCACAAGGTACTTCTTCAAAAACAGATTAGGCAATAAAATGATTATTGCCGAACATCACCAGGCAATGAATCGCTTCATGCGCGACGTTATCAGTGGAAAAATTAAACGCGGCATCATCAATATCCCCCCTGGTTACACAAAAACAGAAATAGCATCGATATCATTCATGGCTCATGGGCTTGCCTTAAACGGTAAAGCAAAGTTCTTGCATCTATCATATTCCGATGGACTCGCATTGGATAACTCAGCAAAAACACGCCTAATAGTAAAATCAAAAGAATTTCAATCAATGTGGCCAATGCGACCTCAAGATGACTCAGACAGCAAAGGTACATGGTGGAATGAATTTGGTGGTGGTGTTCGTGCCACATCAACAATGGGGCAGGTAACAGGTTTTCGTGCTGGAACCGCTGAACACTCAGATGATAACTTCACTGGTGCATTGATAATAGATGACCCCGTTAAACCAGAAGATGCCTACTCAGAAGTGAAGCGAGAAGGCGTAAACAACAACTACAATGAAACAATATCTTCGCGCGTAATGATTGAAGACGTCCCTATCATCGTTATCATGCAGCGCATACACTGGAACGACCTGAGTGGCTACTTGTTGCGCGGTGGCTCTGGTGAAATGTGGCATCACTTAAACCTACCTGTTGAGATTGACAATACAGAAGAATACCCATCTAAATATACCCACGGCATACCTTACGAGCATGGGCTTGATGATGGGTGGCTGTGGCCTTTTAAACATTCTGAAAAGAACAGGGTTGCACTTGAATCTCACAGAAGAAAACACAGGGCGCAATACAAACAGGACCCGATTGAACGCGATGAAGATAATCAGGTTTGGACAGAAGCGACAATCAACAAGGCAAGGGCTAAAAGGTTTGGAGCACCAACCAAAACAGTGATCTCAATTGACCCTGCAATAAGCAATGATGAGAAGAGCGATGAGCATGGAATAGTAGTGGCTCATAAGCACCAGAAGAATCAATATACAGTTACAGCAGATTACACAAGGAAAGGCGCGCCGTCTGAATGGGCGCTCGCTGCGATAGCTGCTTATGATAAGTATAGCGCAAGTGAAATTGTAATAGAGACAAACCAAGGCGGCGATATGTGCGAGCAAACGCTCCGCAACGCTGGCTTTACTGGTAAAATCACTAGGGTTCATGCATCAAAAGGCAAAGTGGCAAGGGCTGAGCCTGTAGCGGCACTGTACGAGCTTGGTTATGTATCCCATGAAGAAGGGCTTTCTTTGATGGAGGATGAAATGATGGACTTAGATCCACTAACGGGATTAGCCAAAGGTAAGTCACCTAACAGAGTTGATGCTGTAGTGTGGGCTTTAACGTCATTATCTGGCATTGGTAAGGTGGCAATGGCATGGTAAGCAAAACGGTGTATAATGTATTCATAACAAGAATGCAATCAAAAGGATTAAATAATGGCCGATACAATACCAAGAGTAACCGTCAACACTACATGGCAAGCACTTAGCGCATTAACAGGGCTTGCAGCAGGCACAGCAATCAAGATTCAACATGTAGGCGGTAACTTTGTTGATATCGTAATTGATGCAACTATCCCATCAAGCGCCAATAACACAAACGGCGAGAAAATCCGAACAGGTGGTTGGTTTACTGTTGCGGCTGGCGAGAATGATGTTTGGGTAAAAACATCATCACCAACGCTAGGATTGACTGCAAGCTTGTCAGTACAGGCTAACGCATAATGGCTGGCGTAAATCCGTATGTGCAATCATTTAACGCTGGAGTTGCACCAATAAGCTACGCGCCGTTCGATGAAGGCTTGCCAAAATGGACTATTGCCTATGATGGTCTGACTACGTTTGGTCAGTTAACTGTACCGTGGATTCCAACTGGTGCAGATTGGGAAATTAAAGCCACGCATATACTTGATGACGTTGCAGCAGATAGAATGCTTGTATCATCTGCAACAGCTCTTGATTCATTCCTTCTTCCATCTGGCGGCGGTGATGTTCGGTATGTATTTACTGGCGGGGCGTCCGATACACCCGGGCCTGTTTATACTACTGGCGAGCTGTATGTAACCGATCTTGATTCTACAGGTGATGTATCTATCAATGCCGTAAATGTAATTGATGAGGCTTTCACGCTAACAACTCCTACTGGAATATCTAACATCGGTAAAT